TTGCGTCATCGATTTTAACATGCAAAAAATGCCGAAGGGTCATTGATAAACCCATAGTCCAAACCAAAAAAAGAAGACAAGTGTGATAACTTGTCTTTGTTTAATATTTGCTTGTCATATTTGGGAAAAATTAGTTTATCAAGTGTAGCAAACTGGCCAAGAGCATATATTTTGTAGTAAGCTTCATTCCTATCGGCTAGTTCCTCAATATTTTCTCTCGTGACATCATCTAAGAAGCGGTTGTCTTTATAAGTTGTTTGATAGACAACTGTATTCTTAGGTGTCTTAACGAAGAAGGCTTTATAAACCCAGTTTACTTTTGACACAGGGTTAAACATCAAGTATATTTGCTTCTCTAGATGTTTCTTATCTCTTAAACGCAAAGTCAACTGCGTATAATCATCAAGCGTAAACTCACTAGCTTCTTCCATGACGACATCAGATATCCCCTTAATTGACTTAATCTTCTCAGGGTTATCCATACCCTTAAAAATGAATTCCGAGCCATTCGGGAGCGTTATTCTAAAAGCCGACATATTTATCTTACATTTATCCAAGATGCCGAAATACGACAAATTAGACATGATATCAGCAAATACAGAGTCTCTAACGGTTGCACCGACTTTTCTGAGAACTAATATCTTTCTGGGATGTTTGAATTTGGGGTTAAGTGCTTTTAAAATTATCTTTTGAAAAACACCGTGAGACTTTCCGCTAGACGCCCCACCATAATGAACTTCCGTGAAGTTGCTATAGTTGTAAAGTTTGTCGTAGATATGTTTGTTAAAAACTTTGCTAGGATGCTTGATTACGATATTAATTTTAGGGCGCTGTTTAGTCGTCATCCCACTCACCTACGTTAATGGTTACATCTGAGCTGACATCCATTTCAACCTTGTCAGTAAATAACCTGTACCGTTTGCCTAGTAGCTCAGCTGCCTTGATTCTATCCTTGGCACCAACATCGATGTCAACTATCTTCTGGCCAAACTCTCCAACGCTAATGAGCGTCTTTTCTTGTTGGTCTCCTCGCATAATTGAAGTGAGATATTGTAGGACTTCTTCTTGCGTAGCAATCTTTTCAGATTCAAGTTTTTCAAGCCGCTCGTCTATATAAGCTTTAATGTCAGGTTTGGTCAAGTTTTCTTGACCTATTGACCTTGCTGTCTTTTTACTATACCCTGCTTTAATAGCAGCTGCTGTCGCGTTAGCTGAGATGATGTACTCATCTGCAAAACGCTTCTGTTTTAGGGTTAATTTACTCAATTTTCCATCACCTCCAAGCATAACAAAAAGGCAAGACACTATCTGCCTTACCTTCAAACTCATACTACCAATTTATCATCAAAAAGATGACAATTCCATACATTTTTGTGTCACATTCCTATTTTTTGGGAAAATATTTCTAGAATCCGCTCTCTTTTGCGGTAAATAGACTTAAGCGACAGATGTCTTGTATAGGCAATTTCTTCCCAAGTGTTACTTGAACCGACGCCCCACCTAAGATTAAAAATATCAGTTAGTTCTTCATCCAAAAGATTTAGCGTTGCAATAACTGCTTCCTTGAAATTGGATAGACCCTTTAGTTCCCTATCTGAATCCCACCTTGCAACCACATCCTCAGTAACTTTTGAAACAAAATTTGCTCTTCCTCCACCGATATTTTTATCTACTTCTATATTCATATCAGTTTGTAGCTCAAGTTTTCGAAGTGCAATCTTGTTATCAATAAAACGATAATCAAACAACCATTCATCAAAAGCCTTTAGCTGTGCATTAGATAATCTACTCATCCCGTTACCTCTTTATGAATAATTACGTGAAAAATATTTTGTTTGGGTATAATAACTGCGTTGTTTTTTCCATCTAGAGCAACGATATCGTTATTTTCTATTGCACCAATTACTTCATCGATACCAATTTCACCATAATTAGAAATGCTCTTAGTAGGACCTTGTTTTAAAAAAAATTCAATTTTCATTTTCTACCCTCCGTTATTCGTTAAATCAGCAATCCGCTTTGTCTGTCTCTGATTTTGCTCACTCGCACGTTTAAGCTGCTTTTGTGTCCTGCTTAGCTGTGTACGTAGTCCGTTTATTTGCGACTCGTAGTGGTCTTGCAGTGCGATGCTTACAGTAGATATAGCAATCAGCATAACTGTTAGTGCAGTGATAATGATGTTTTTCTTTTTGATTGCTTTGTCTTTTTTTACTAACTCATAAAGCAAGCAATCAATCATCTGTTCTTCAGTCATTCTCCCGCTCCCTAGTATATTTTCTTTAACTGTTGCTTCGCAAGAATCCCAAAACCTCAGCATGTCTGCTTTTCGCGTAAAGGTTTTCTCTTCAAACTGAGGTTTTGCCTCAAAATTCTTTTCTCTACCCGTGTAGATTCTAACGACATATTCTTTTTTCATCTAGACCCCTAACTGCGCCTTAACTGCTTCAAGTAAGGCGTTCTGATTTTTTTCTTTGCCTTGTAAAATCCTAAGTACTTTTTCATCAACTGTATTTTCTGCAACAATGTGGTGCATAATAACGGGTTCTGTCTGCCCTTGTCTATCTAATCTGGCATTAGCTTGCTGATAATATTCAAGACTCCATGTTATCCCAAACCAAACAATAATATGCCCGCCTTTTTGCAGATTAAGCCCATGCCCAGCTGATTGAGGGTGGCACAGAAGAATTGGTATTTTCCCGGAATTCCACTTGTCAACCGACGTCAGCTCTTCAGCCTGAGGAAATCGTGTCTTAAGTCTTTCAAGGTCATGTTGATACTGGTAAAAAACTAAGATTGGCTGGCCTTGGCTTTCTTCTACTATGTTCTCAAGCGCGTCAAGTTTGTCATCGTGTATAGCAACTGTTGCTTTATCATCATCATAGATAGCACCATTGGCCATTTGAAGTAATTTATTGGCCAAAACCGCAGAATTAGCCGCAGATATTTCTTTATTTTTAAACTCCAACACCAAATCAGCTTCAAGCTGTTTGTAGGCTTTCATATTAGATAACTTAACTGATACAACGTTGTCGGTTCGCGGCGGTAACTTGAGATAGTCTTTAGCTTTCATGCTGACACAGATGTCCTCAATCTTGTTATAGATTTCTGCTTCTGCACCATCCCTAAGTGCCCAACTGTAAATGATTAGGCCATTACGCTTATCAGGAACAAAATACTTGTCTTTAAATCGAGTCTGGCTCGTCTCAAGCCTGGCGCCTCTGTCCATCAGATAAATCTGCGGCCACAAATCAATCAAACTGTTAGGCGCTGGGGTTCCTGTTAGTCCTACAAGGCGTTGGACTTTCGGTCTAACTTTTCGCAAAGCCCTAAACCGTTTTGACTTACTAGACTTAAAGCTTGACAGCTCATCAATAACCACAAAGGTAAACGGCCATTTAGTCTTGTAGTATTCAACAAGCCAAGTAACATTCTCACGATTAATCAAATAGATATCGGCTTCTGTTTCTAAGGCTTCAATTCGTTTTCCCTCACTCCCCAAAACTTTAGAGTAGGTGAAATCAAAATGCCATTTCCCAATCTCCGTTGGCCACGTTTCTTCCGCCACTTTTTTAGGAGCTACGATTAAAATCTTATGATCCTCGGAAAAAATATTTTGAATCTCATCTATTGCCGATAGTGTTGTCAGCGTTTTACCAAGGCCCATGTCAAGTAAAAGGCCACAATAAGGGTGCTCTACTATCCATGTCTTAGCGTATTCTTGATACTCATGCAGTCTCACACCCAGTTCTCCATTTCTTTTAAGGCTATGTCCACTGATTCGTAGGAGTCAACAACCCAAACGTGCTGCCCAGCCTTTTTTATTTTTTTGTGCATTGCAACTTGACTGGGTCTTGGTTTTTTACCAGGCGCTTTGACCTCTACAAAAAAGGTTCCCGTGTTCATGACAACAATTCTGTCAGGCACTCCTATCGTCCCTGGACTTGCAAATTTTAAACACAGCCCTTTTGTTTTCTTTTTCAAATAATTTTCAATGTCTTTTTCAGTCCTCATCTTTCCTCCTTTGGTCAATAAAGGTCAGGGTTACCGTTTTTTTCAACTTATTTTCTCTTTTTTATATATGTGTTTTATATATGCCTTATTTTATATATATTTATTTTTTATATTTATATTTAAGTTAATAGAAGAAAAGTGGTAGATTGGTAACCATAGGGGCTAAGCTATTGCTATGAAAGGTTTCTTAGGGCTACCAAAAAGCTACCAGGGCTACTTTTCGAACCCATTTCTAAGGGGCGAGTTACTAAGTTACCGATTTTTCCAATTCAGTTTTGATTTTTTAAAAATTATTTTTAAATTTTTTATTTTTAAAGTTTGAAAAACCGGTAACTTGGTAACTTTTTTCTAGGGTTACCAAACTCTAATCCCAAAAAAGTAACCCCTAAAACTCACTTTTTAACTTAAAACCGACCCAATTTTTGGCTTGCTTTCCTCCAGATTTAACGTTTTTATTTTCATAATTTAGCTCTCTTAGTCGGTGGTTAAATGCATTTTTTGCCAAAGGTTTGTAGCCTGAATCCTGACAATAGAACTTGTAGGCTGGGTAGACATCCCTAACAGGAACTTTGAAGTCTTCGCCAAGTTCACACTCGTCTTCAAGGAACATGGCCACGACATCGTTGCCTTTTTCCCATTTCTCGACACTTGACCTCATGCTGGCACTAATACTGAAATCTCTCTTACTTAAGGCCTTTCTAAGCCCCTCCATCGCCCTATTAAAGATACCTGGCACCTCGCTCATAATCTTATCTAGCGGGTATTTCGCCTTAACTTCCTGCGTTAAAACCTTATCCATCTCGAGGATCATCATGCGGCGTTTAAGTCCTCCGCTGAAATCTCGCATAGGTGGGAGCTCATTCATGGCAAAAGACAGCTTAGCATAATTGTAAAAGTTAATCGGCTCTTTATTCTTACGGTCTGCGTGAATAGTATCCTCCCCCGTCAACATTTTAAGTGTTGCGCCATCTGCTAAGTATTGAGGTTTAGCATCGGTATCGAAGTTAGCAGTCTTTCGATATAAGCCGATTTTTGCAAAGCGTTCTTGCATCAGGTACTGCAGTGTCACGGCTGAGTAATTATCAGCACCTATCATTTCACGTAAAATATTAATCAGTGTTGATTTACCAGTACCGCCGCTGCCGTAGATGAATAGCATTTTTTGAATAGCATATTCGCGATAAAAGTTATAGCCAAACCACTCAAAGATGAAATCTATATTTTCAGCTCCGACGGTCTCCCTAAGAAAACCCTCAAAGGTTTCACAGGTCGCCTCGGGGCCATAGACAACGGGATGGCTTGACCTTGCATGCAATTCTGGATCAAACTTAGTCTTAAAACTGTTATCCCTCAAGTCATAGACTCCGTTCGCTAGCACTATCTTGTTAAGATCGCTCTCAGTAAACACTTCGCTTGAGAAAGCCTGTGCCTTAATCGCTACGACGGTTTCGCTAATGTGCCTAATCTTAGTAATTTTACCGAGTTTCTTAGTTGAGATATAACTCTTCAAATACTCCTCTGCGTTTGGCAACCAGATGCCTTTTTTAGCGTCGTAGCGTAAAAATTCTAAGCCGTCCCAATAAATCGGAACCTCCTTAATAATCTGCGTTGCTAGCAAATAACTATTGACCTCCGGTTCGCCCCTCTCATCAATTTCAAGCCAGCTTCTGTCATCTTCGACTGGTAACTCTTCATCGAAATCGCCTAAAGCCTCCGCCATTAAATAGTCTTTAATTTCGGGTAAGTCAGAGACAAAAGCATTCATCGCTTTACTTGATGGCAACTTATTAGTAGGAGTATTATCTTTAGCCTCGCTATCTTGCTCTCCGAATTTATGGATACGAACAAGGTCGTATGCATTTACAAGCGTATCCCCCACGGGATCTGTCCCGTGATGGCTATAAGCGAAGACATCATCATAGATGACTAAGCCATTTGCGGTTGAACCCTCAGTGTAGGTGTACCTATCAGGAGTCGTTCCTTCTTCATAAACCTCGGGCAAGAACGTTGCAATGGCCTGTCTAATGTCATAGCTACGACAAAAGGCTCCAATAAGCCCTTTTTTACTAAGTGGGTCACCTTGTTTTTTAGCTTCACGCTGTCTTTTAACAGCGTGCGTCGGGCTTTCTGGCCAGAAGCTTGAGTCACGCCAGTCCGGGTACGTATCAAGCACCTCATCAACACTTAGAAAAGCCTCGTCGTTATATTTAAACGTAAAGTCAGCATCTCTCGAGTGGCTCGGCCAGAACATCAAACGCACACTTTGATAAGTCGTGTCATCAAAGTTCGACATGCCTAGTTGATTAGCCAAATACCTAGCGACTGGCTCATATTCATCAGGCACCATTAAACGGTCAGTAGGGATAATAAGACGGTACTTAGCAGCTTTTTTTGAGTGGCTGTGAGTACTGTAGAGTACGTATGCATAGTCTGCAAGCAGGTCTAGCCTATCTAAGAAATCTTTACTTGGGCTATCTGCGTCAAGCGCAACCAAGGACCTACTTTGAACATTTTCGTTTTTCCGTTTACCCTGCTTTAGCCACCCGCCGACAAAACCTCCTACGTCTTTTGCTTGCCCTTTTTCTGCTCGAGACATCTTCTGGTACTCCGCAAACGTCTCTTGGGTGACTGTAGGTTTCTCTAATCTCTCAACCAGCTCCTGCCAAGTTAGCGTAATATTTTTCCACGTCTTAGCTGTTCGTGAATTACCCGTCGCGATATAAAGCTCTTGCAGAGGAGAAGACTTTACTATTAGTTTTTCTTGCTTCATCTATCTAATCCTTCATATAATACTTTGTTATGTAGCCTTCGCTATTTAAAGGAAGACCCTCCGCCCATTCAGGGGTCTGAGCCATCAAATCATTAACCTCTTCGATTGTCAGGCCTGAGCCTTCGATAATAGCCTCATCATGAACGTGGAAAACAACACCATGGCCTGCAGCTTCAATCCTCAGAAGCGCTTCAGCTAGAATATCCCTAGCTGTCGCCTGAACGATATTTTCGACAAGCTTACCGCCGTAAGTCTCTTGCGCTGTGAAGTAGGCCTTATCTCCTTGGCCCTCATAGACGATTTTGTCTCCATAGTCGCCTGGCTCAACCTTGGCTCTTGCATAAGCTAAGTTCCTACCGCTAGGCAATGTTATAAAGAGGAATCCTTTACGGTATCTAAATCGTAGTTTTCCAAGTTTTATTGGTGCTCTCGATTTGATAGCTTTGATGGCGGCTCTCTGCACATCTTTCCAAAATTGGACGATTTTCTTATTGGCCCTGCGCCAGTCATCAACTAGCCCTTGGAGCTCCTCTTCCTTGACTCCCATATTTAGAGCTCCCATCTGCTTGAGCGCTCCAGGACCTCCTTGATAGCCAAGTGCCAACTCTGAGATTTTGCCTTTTTGGCGTAGTTCCTTATCAATCTCCTCAATTGGAATTCCGAACATCTGGCTAGCGGATGCCTCATAGATTTTTCCATGCGTCGAAAACACGTCAAGCCTCCACTGCTCTCCAGCAAACCACGCAATCACCCTAGCCTCAATCGCTGAGAAGTCAGAGACATAGAAGGTACAGCCGTCTTTGGCCACGAGTGCCGTTCGTACGAGCTGCTTTAAAGTGTCGTTAAGACTATCGTATAAAATCTCCACAGCATCAATATCACGCTTTTTAACGTACTCTCTGGCATCATCTAGGTCCTTTATATAATTCCTAGCTAAGTTCTGTACTTGGACAACTCTGCCCGCCCATCTTCCTGTCCTGCTAGCTCCGTAAAACTGAAGTAGTCCATGAACTCGTCCGTCTGAGCACATAGCTCTTTCCATAGCTTCATATTTTTTTAGACTTGACATAGCGGTTTGTAGTTTAAGTTCTAAAACTCTCTTAAGTTCTCCTTCGGCCGTCTTAAGCTCCTGCTCAACATCCGCTTTAGTCAGACCATTAACCGAATAGCCATGTTCTTTTAGCCACGGTAGCAACTGCGCCCTGCTATTAGGATTATCAAGCCCTGTTATGGCCTTTAGCTCACCAGACAAACTTTTCATCTTAACATCTTTACAATACAAGGCCGAAGCAACTAACTCTTTATCAAGCGCCACACCTCTGTCGTTGATTCTCTGGTCGCATGCGTAGTAGCCCCATTCACGGTCGTGCACAGGAACTGACTCTAGTTTTTCGGCAATTGCCATCTCAACAACAACGTCTTGGATGCAGTAGTCAATAAACATTTGCCACTTTTCGGGGGCGTGTTCTGGTAAATTTCTAGTTCTCCCACCGTTAGCTTTACTTGGTTTGCAAGGCAGGGAAAAGTATCTGATTAAGTTTTTACCCGAGGTATCTTTTTCCTGCGCTAATTTTAAATACAGCGCACACTTTTCCAAGCTTGAAGGCATACCCAACTCTTGGGCCAGCACCATAGTGCATTGCCATTGGCAAGGATCTAGATAGTAAGGTAGACCGAGGTAACGACTGAGACAAACTCTTTCGAATTGGGCATTAAAGGCGTGCTTTCGGACTTTATCATCAAATAACATATCTTTGATGTCTTCAGGTAGAGACTGCCTTGTCAAATCAAAGCACTCTACTTCTCCGCCATCTATAGAGTAAGCGAAAAGTAAAATCTCAAAATCTTCTGCGTCAGCGTACTTGTAAACCCCATTTTTGATGTCATTCGAACTATAGGTTTCAATATCAATATTTAAATGTCTCATACCTCTCCTTTAAAAATGAGGAGCCTCTAAAGAGGCCCTCTACTATAAAATGTCGTCTTCGTCCTCTTCTTCGTTCCACTCGTCAAAATCTGCATCAGCTGACGAACGGCCGCCAAGGTAGTCTCCTTTAGCAACAATTTGGACGTTGTTTAATCCGCAAGAGATTCCTTTATTTCCCGCTGTGTTGTAAGCATAGGCATTAAGTGATACGCGAGCATAGACGCCAGAGTAAACTTCATCCGCTGAGTCAACGGGGTTTTTATACTTGTCAATGATTTGTGGCTTAGTTTTACTTGACACTGACATGAACACGTGTCCAGCGTACTCTGGGTGCTCTTCGGTATCCATTTCTTCGTCGCCGTCACGAAGCGTTGTCTTAACGCGCTCCCATTTAACCCCTTTGAGTTTATTGTCCTTGGCAGCCTCATAAGCAGTTTTCTGCGCGTCTTTAATTTTCTTGATTGTGACTTTGTCTGTTTTTGGAATTAAGATAACTGTTGAATACTTAGCCTCTTGACCTTCAAAGGCTTTAGGCTCTAGTAAAGCTACATAGCTTAGGCGTACTTTTCCGGTTACTACTTTAGTTGTGTTTGGTGTCATAATTATAATTTCTCCTATTCAAAATCTTTAATTGCTTGTTCTAAGCTATTTAATGCGGGTCGCTTGTCGCTATTTTTAACAAGGACAGGTTTGCCCTGTGGTTTATCAATTACTTCTGCTAATAAATCAGCAAAAGTGGTTTTACCTATTAACTTTTCAAGAGTTCCCATTGCTAACAGCTCTTTCGGTTTAAAAATCTCATCGTCAAAGCCGTTATCTTGTAAAATATCAATTGCTTTGTCTTTATCAGTGATGGCTCGATTACTTCTACCTTCAACAATCTTATAGCCTGGAACTTCTTTTCCCGAGAGTGCTTCTTTCAGGGCATAGGCTTCAACTGACTCAACCCACTTCTTGATAGCTGAGGCTTTGTCAAGAATCTCTGCGACGGCTTCATCAGATAAATAGACAGGCTCCTGATAGTCATATTTATCAATTAATTCCCAATTTTCTTGCGCTCTTGGTACCAATTTAGCTGCGACAGGAGACCACTGCAATACTTTTTCACTTAGGTTCCAGTCACCAATGCCTGCGTCTGCTTGAGCGGCCATAGGCAAGACAACATTATCCGCCCAGTAGAGTAACTCCTCCACGTAAATGTCAACAGAACTAACCGAATCTAAACGTGGCTGAATAATGGTCATTTTGATACGGTCAAAGTCATAAACCATATCGTAGGAAGCATAAGCTCCTAGAGCGTACAGCCCCATCTGTGGGTTTTGGTTAGCAGACACAGGCATGCCCTTGCCATACTTAAGATCAATAATTTCAATGACCCCATCCGCTAAAATGACAACATCCGAAGTCCCAAAACCGCCAGGCACCCAGTCGCTAAAATCAACCCGTTTTTCAAGTTCAATTTCGGCGTTCTCATAAGCATTTAGGTGCTCCATAACAATATCTGTGTAAAGTTCCGTCATCTCTTCCATCTCTTCGTTGTAGAAGTCTGAGTTTTCCTTAAAAGCCTTGGTTAACGTGTTAAATTTACGCTTGGTGATTTTACCAGACTTGTACATCAGTTTGATTTCAGAAAGCTCATGGGCGCTTGTGCCCTCTTGAGTGTATACGGTATCGCGGCTAGGATAGTCTGCTTCTAATCTCGGCAGCATAGGGCAATAAAGCCATCTGTGAGCACTAGAAGCAGACAGTAGTGCGTGATTTTCTACTGGCATTAGAGGGCCTCCAACTTCTCAACAAACTCAGCAAACTGGTATTCTCCAAGTTCACCAACTTTTGCGACGTTCATCTCTTTCAAGACTTCCTTGATGTCCTTTGACTTCCCTTCTTCAACCTTGGCTTTAGCCATTTTCTTAATATCAGCTAATGTCAAAGTTACAGACTCTTCTTTCTTTTTAGGAGCTGGTTTTTCTTCAACAACATCCTTGGTTACTGTCTTCGGCATATCCAGAGCTTCACGCATAGCATCGAAAACACCTGCCATGCTCTCTGCTTTAAAAGTTACTTCAATCATTGTGTTTCTCTCTTTCTGTGTTATAATTTAATTGTGTATAATTGTTGACGGTTTCCTAAGCCGTCTTTTTTTGATGCAATCAATAGCCTCACCTCCCCAAAAGTCCTTTAATATCAAGAATGTCTTTAGCAACCTGACTACGATAGTGTGGGCTATCATGTAGACCTTTCTCGTAGTAGGGATTGGGCACAAATTCCCAATCTCCGCCCGGCAACTCAACTTCGATAACTTCGTTATCAATAATTTCTAACTCACGTTCAAGATAAGCTAGTGCGTATTCTAAGTAGTTCATCGTAATAATCCTTTCAACTCTGCAATATATAATCTGATTTCTTTTGAGAATCTCAAAAGCAGCTCGTCATCTGTAATAAACTCAGTCTGTTCAAGCAATCTATTAAGCATCTCATGGCTAACTTTAGCAAGAGGATGCCCATTGATTTTTTCTGGAATCTCTGCAAACCCATCCTCGTAAGTGACGAATCCAGTAGTTCTGTCTTTTGTAGCAAGACCTCGCTGCCTATCTCTCCAAACGCACTGCTTTACTGTGTTACGTCCTACCCCTGTTGCTTTTGCGCAATCAGCCTCTGTCTTACATGTATGTTCTTTAAAATAATTTCAAATTAGTTCTGATGGTTTCATTTTCTCTCCTCAATTACTTGTTTTAAAGCTATTAGTATAAAAACTGCGTCCGCCAGGGCTTGGTTTTGGGAGCAAGAGCCCCCCTGACGTAAAATATCATTTAAGCCAGCTAGGGTTTCATCAATAAATTTTAGTGATATATTCATTTCTTTTTACCCCACAAAAATTCTTGCCATGACAAAGTTGCACCTTTAAATTCTTTCTCAGCCAACTTAACAAAGTTCCTCCTATCCTGGTCTTCTTTAAAAGTTTCCTTAGCTAATCGTCTCCAAAAAGCTTTTCTTGTCGCTTTACGCTCTAAGAAAGTTTCACTGAATTTAAAATCATTTCCTTGATAAAGAGCTTCATATTTCTCTACGCCATTTAACGTCGGTAGCTCAATCCAAAGCATCAATTTTAAATCTTGCTTGATAGCACTCAACTGAGCAGATAGGATAGGTAAGCTATCTCGTCTTTCAGCTTCAGGTTTAACTAACCCCCCTCAATCCGATTAATTTTCTTAATAATTTTTTCAAAAGTTGTCATCATTCTGCGCCTCCTAGTTTAATGAGTTTGTCAATAATACGAAGTTTTTCCTCTGAGTATTTCCTGTAACTAGTTCTCAAATTTAACAAGAGTTCCTCGTCCGAGATTTCGCCCAATTCATTTAACTCAAACAGAGCTTCTACTGTACTCTCAAAATCTGTCGCATTAGCTAACAGTAGCTTTTGTAATTCCCATTTAGACATAGCGTTCTGCACTCCATTTCTTGCTGTTTTCTAAAGCTACTTCCCTAAAAATTTTTCGCTTATTCTCTGGCGAGTTGTGTTTTTTAATGACTTCATGTTGAAGCCTAGTAATGATCACTAAGATGATTGTTGTTGTTAATAAAAATAGTTCTAGTTTGTTCATGTTATACTCCTACTCTTTTTTCGAATTTAATATTTTCAAGCATTTCTGGCAGTGTCTCTTTTTTTGTTTTATAACGATTGCGAGATTTCCACTGTACAAACAGTTTGAATCCTTCGTAATCAATGAATACGATTCTATGCGTTGGATTTAATACAAACTGTTTAAAGTCTGGATGATCACGCATTTCTGTCGCCCACTGCTTTGCAGTAGCAACTGTCAACCCCTCCCATTGTTGAATCAAGTGTTTATAATCACCATGAGAAGCTGTTTCATTAACATCAACTGCTCTATAAGTAATTTCTGCTTTTGGCATATTAATATCCTCTCTCTTATGTTATAATTAAGTAAATTAAAATTTGTTTTGAGTCCGACGGCAATCGGACTTTTTTGTTATAATCATCTCGAAGGGAGGTGATTATATGGCTTTCAGCAAAGAAATAGCTGATAAAATTCTTGAGTTCGCCGCTCTTGAACCAACTATCCCAGTCGGTGTTGGTCATGATTTTCAAACAGATGCATTTGATCAGGATGATGTACTTGATACCGCCAAGTATTTGATTAGTACAGGTCAGATTAAAGCTAAAATTGAAAATCACTACTACAACGGGTTAGTCAATATCGCTTTCAGGCAATAGCCCCTGAACACCTGCCGCCATCATCCCATCTATATCAACAAGGTTTGGTATAAATGTGATGGTGGCTTTTGGTTTTTTGTCGGCTGGCATTTCTAGCCTAAAATCTACGACACCTTTTCCAAGCTCCCAGTCATTAATTTTTACTGAATAGCCTGACGATAGCAGGCATTGCCCATCGTTAGGTTCTAATTTTGGTTTGATACTTAGTTTCAGTGAGTTCATTTTTTCTTTTCTCCTTTTGTTAGTTTTGTTCCTCCTGCGTGCTATAATAAAGCTATCATTACGAAAGGAGGAAAAAAGCATGGGTCCTAATTATTTTCATGTCCAATTTAAGTTAGGCGAAAAAGTATCGTACAACACGCCTTCAGCAGAAGGAAGAGAAGTCATCCCTATCAAAGGTGCTGAAGTTACGAAAATGATTTTCGCCGATGGTAACGAATTGTTAAGCGTTATTCACAACGAAACCGTTGACGTTTACGCTAGCTTCCCAATTGTTCTTGAGTATCATTAATTCGTTATTTCTAAACCAGCAATCGCCCGCTACTGCGTTTGTTGGTTTTTCTTTTCCGTAAAAAATTCGATTTGCTTGCATAGTGTCCTTTCTCTAGTTATCCTTAACTGCTATAATATGAGCAGAAAGGAGGTGATTATCATGGACAAGCCACAAGAAGTTGACTTAGCCATTTTGAAACGTGCAATGTTCGATGTAATCAATGAATACACACCAAGTTCTAGTGGATTCAATAGTTCTTCTGACGACCTTGAAGAGAGTAATAAAGAACTTGCTAAGTTCATTATCAGCGAACTTACACCAAAGTTGCAAAATGCTTTAGAGCAGGCATTAAACCCTAATATGGATTTCAATACTTTTGCCCGTCTTCACAATATCAAGATGGTAGTTAGTGAAGATTGATTTTTCGGTATTGACAAATTTGTATGTAATACCTTTCTCGGCCTGCTTTATTGCAGGTTTTTTGTATGGATAACGATTAAATCTCATGTGGTTCCTTTCTAAGCAATATCTTCTTGCTCGATTAATGGCAAAATGTCGTTTTCTTTCAACAACTCATATAGGAACAATCGTCCCTTTTGCGTCCAGGTTGTCGTAATATTGGCTCTTGTATAGCCATTCTTATCTTGATAATCAAACGTGTGACTGTCTGTGTAACCTTTGCCCATGTGGCGTTTATAGAGAATCCATTGTCCATTCTCTTTGTGCTGCACACCAAATTCTAATAGTGTTTTATTGAATTTATTGGCAGACATACCATAATCGGCAGCAATCTGTGTTACTCGCAAAGCTCCCTTGCTCTCAATGATTAAATCAAGATAACGCGCTTGTTTCTGAGCCTCTTTTAGCTCAATCTGTAACTGATTTCTTTCCATCGTTAAGCTAGTGATTTTCTTATCCGCCATCAGCAACGCCCTTGCCATAATTTTCTCGGGACTGTTGAAATCTTTTTCAACCTGGATGAAGTATTTACGGACTTGCTTTGATTTTTCATTCCGTTGCAACATCGCAATTTCTTTAGCCATGTCTAGTTTAAGTACATGGTCTTGACTAGGGCGACCTCCTGTACTTTTGCTCAAAAATGAGCTAAAGTCCTGACCTTCTTCAAAGCCATATTCGGCCATTCTTGGAAACCAATCTTTATAAGCTGTTTTAATTTCAAGCACTTTGTGCAAGTCCCGACCACTGACAACTGGTTCATGGTTATCGTTTACTGTAATATTGATTATTTGATTCATTTGATGCCTTTCTATCTGATTTTTAAATCTGAAATAACTTTTAAAACAAAGCGATTTGATGCTGGGTCTTTTTTTCGTCCAGCAAGAATGTTCGCCACATCTTGCGGTTCTTTGCCATAAGTAACTGCTAGATCAACTTGTTTAAGGTTGTTATCAAGCAAATACTTTTTAATTTTTTCGATGGCGATTGTGTTATCGGGCATTTGTATACCTCCTTTTTCAAAAATAAGTAGAAAATATTAATAAAATATACGGAAATCGTTATTCTGCTCAATAATTTTTGTAACCATCTTGATTTTTTTGACTTACAATC